GTTTAAGTTGCTGCAGGGAAATCCCGAACTCGCGCAAGCGTATGAGTTCGCATACTGTAACAACCGAAAGCGCACTGAGGACCTGGTCAAAGGTAAACAATTCAAACCCAACCGGTTCACACGTTTCTTGTTTGGCAAAGACTTCACCACGTACAAAAAACACGAGCGTGATGCTTTAGAGGGCACGTACAACTCCATTAAGGAGACTAAAATCTTCTACAAGCTCAGTGAAGAACTCCACAAGAAATTCACACCGGTACAGGTTGGATCACTGGCCGATGGTAGCGTGAATACTTGGACACCAGCCCGTATGTTGACATTTATCTGCACCGTCAACCCAAATTATTTCGATTATGACAACTGGCAAATCACCAGGTACACAATTGTCCATGTCATGAACAATTTGACGTTGATGAACAACACAACCAAAAGCTCACTACCGAGCACAAGTGTTGGTAATCAGATTGCTAAATTCAACGCGCAGTCCAGAGATAACTCTCACACTGTCCGGCTTGTACGCCAAATCGGTCTAAATTTTTAATTAGTAGCCAGTACCCTATCGGGTTGTCAGTCATTCAAGACCACGGCATAATTATACTAATACCAAGTGAACGCCGAATAGATAAGCTGTTCGTAAATTCACACCGATTTAGACCAATCAAGCTACCCGCCAGATTATTAAAAGACAACAACGGAACGCCAGCACAATGGGACCTTCGCAAATTCGACAATGACGAGTTGGACATGTTACAAACAACCAACTGTGGTGAAATTATGTTCGACGAACATCGAAATGACGACGGCACCATTCGTTGCAACTGGAAACGAACGCTTTACGGATGGAATTTCGCTCATGATGCAGTTCTGCTCGACGCCACCCCCCTTAATATGAAATATGCGCTAAGAAGACATTTTGGGATGCGCGAGCCTGAATTCCGCTGTGGATACGATTCATACTTGCGAAACAACCAGAGGACATTAATCCGCGATAACAGAGCTGACATCCTAGATTTTCTCATGGATGCTCACTTTTCAGAGTCATTTGAAGAGAGCTGTAACATACTGTACGATACGCCGCACCCAAAACTACGATTGCGCCGGCAAGCCATCGACAAGATGCGCCTGGACGGTTCATTCGCACGGAAGGTATGGATAAATTACGTAGTGTGGAAGCTCAAAACCATCGAGTACAACAAGGCCCAAAAATATGCACGTATAATCTGCGACCTAGGAGTCGAAGCCTCCTTACAGTCCGCTAGATATTGTGAATGGGGTAAGAAACTGCTCGGTGACAAAGACATAGTTCTTCCAAATGGAACTGTCTACCACTTCATGACCAAGCCCGATCCGGAGAACATGACCAATCAACTTAAAGAACTCTGGTTTGGAGAGAGAGATAAATTCCTTGTATTCAGCGATGATTGCACGGCTAGATATACTGAGGATGGAAAACCTGTCGTTTGTAACCTTGACTTTTCCTCATGTGACATGAGTCATACTGGAGACATATTCAAGTTGCTATTCGACGCCTTTCCATGCCTTCCAGAAATTAGAGAAGCCCTAGAAGCGCAAATCAAAGCGCGGATCATCATCCAAAACCCTACAGCTAAGAAAAACGACGTCACCGGACGATACGAAAACGATGACTGTGCCATCTTTGAACCGAATGAAGAGTACCTACAA